TCGATATCAATTCAGCCGTTCAACGCTGGGAATCCCAGCTCATAAAAAACGTCATCTCCAACTGGCCCGATGAATGAGGGCAGGAGTTGATTTACCGGAGCAGGCCGTGGGCCTGTTTTTTTATGTCCAAACGTGAAGAGGCCGTCGGGGCTTTGTTTCAGTTGTTGGGGCAGTTGCCCCTTGGTGGCAATCCACCTAAGCGCAACAGCGCGCTGCCCGAGCGCATGACAGAGCACTCCATGGTGGTGCTGCGTGATGGTGACATGAACGAAGTCGAAGTGATGCTCTCGCCACTGACCTATCAGTGGGAGCACTCGGCCAATCTGGAGGTGTACGTGAGTCACCCCGATGGCGCAGAGCGAGATGCGCGCATGGATGCGTTGCTTAAGCAGTTCTCTTCGCTTGTTAGGGCAGACAGGACTTTGGGTGGCGTTGTGGAGTTCATTGAAATCCATCCCCCGAAGTTCGAAGAAGTCGCACCCGATGGTGCTGTGGGCATCAAGGCCTGCACCTTGGATGTGGTGATGCATTACGCAAGCAGCGATCCGCTGGCTTGAATCTTTTTGAAACTGGAGAAAAACTATGGCCCGTGCCTATGGCGCAAATGCCAGCTTGCTGGCTGCATTCGAACCTTCCTACGGAACACACCCCAGTGGCACGACCGAGTACTGGAAGCTCCCTTTTGTGTCGACCTCATTGGGGTCTGAACAAGGTCTCATTGCCAATGACCTGATTGGACTGGGGCGAGACCCCAGCGCACCCATTCGGGATGTGATCAAGGTTGAGGGCGATATGGTGGTTCCGATCGACTTGCGCAACTTTGGCTTGTGGCTCAAGGCATTGTTGGGCGCTCCTGTTTCTACAGGCGATGTGGATCATCAGCACACCTTTGGCTCTGGCCAGCCTGTTTTGCCAAGCCTCGCGCTTGAGACTGGTCTGCCTGATATCCCCGCGTACTTTGAGTCTTCGGGTGTGATGGTCAACTCCGTTCAGGTCAAGTTCGCGCGCTCAGGTGCAGCGGATGCGACCTTGGGGTTAATCGCGCAAGGTGAAGTCAAGCAACTGGTGTCAGTGGATGCAACACCGCAGGCGCTCGGAATCACCCGCTTTAACCAGTTCCAAGGTTCGATCAAAAAGAACGGACAGGCGCTTGGCAACGTGGTGGCGGCGCAGCTCACCTATTCAAACAACCTAGCCCGCATCGAGACCATCCGCTCTGACGGAAAAATCGAAGGCGCTGATCCAACGGTTGCCAGTCTGACCGGAAACCTTGAGGTTCGGTTTGCCGACACAGACCTCATCGATGCAGCGACCAACAACGCGCCGCTGGAGTTGACGTTCAGCTACGTCATTGATGCTACGAAGAGCTTGACCTTCATCGCCCATGAGGTGTATCTGCCAAAACCCAAGCTCTCCATCTCTGGGCCTGGTGGCATTCAGGCCACCTTCAACTGGCAAGCCGCCAAGAACACCGCCGCAGGTCGGATGTTCACGGTCATTCTTCACAACGATGTGGCCAGCTATTGAGCCACTCCAAGAGATTCATCCCCATGCTCAAACTCAACTTAAAACGTGAGCCGTATTGGCTCGACTTGAACCATGGCGTGCGCGTCAAGGTCAAACCCGCCACCACGGCGCTGGTGATGGCTGCGCGCCATGCGGCATCTGTCATCGATGGCAAAGACCATGCAGCAGCGGGTCAACGTACTGCAACTTTGATCACCGAACTGGCCAAGTTAGCCGTGCTCGCTTGGGAAGGTGTGGGTGACGAAAAGGGCAAAGCCACATCTGTCACCCCAGAGGGCATTGAAGCTTTGATGGAGTTGTGGCCTGTGGCTGATGCTTTCGAGCGTGAGTATCTGGCGGCGCTTTATTTGCTGGATGCAGAAAAAAACGTCTGAAGGCTCGCACCGAATGGCACTTCGGTGGCGGGCCCACGTACTGCGAAGCGTGCGGAACAACGTGCCCTGAGTGTCCGTACCGATTGAACGCGCCTCAAACCGAAGAAGGTTGGCAGGCGCTGTCGGTGCTGGAGGTTTGCGCGGCTCAGCTTCGCATGGCTCAAAACACAGTCATTGGCTTGGACTTCAACGCATGGAGGCAAGCCAGTGAGGTTTTGGATGCGGATGTCTGTGCGATGTCGCACATATTTCCTGCGATTGAGGCGGGAGTGACGGCAGCCATGAATTCTTCAAGCAACGTATCAACAACAGGTAACGGACATGGCTGAACGCAATCTCGCAATTCGACTCTCGGTGGTGGATGGCGGCAAGGTCAAGGCTGAGTTGTCTGATGTGGGTGAAGCCGGGGAGAAATCCCTCAAGCGCATTGAAGCAGCGTCTCATCCTGCATCGGCGGGTTTGCAGATCGTCTCCAAAGCTGCCAACGATGCATTCGCCCAAATGGAAGATGCAACATCGCGTCTTGGCATACTCGGGACGGTGCTGGGCAAACTCGGCCCCGCAGGCTTGATTGCTGGGGCCTCCATCGCAGCCGCAGGCTATGGCATGCACCAGTTGATCGTGCCCGTGGCTGAGGTGGGCGAAGAACTCAACAAGCTGTCCCAAAAAACGGCTGTGTCCGTGGAGGCTTTGTCTGCGCTGCTTTATGCGTCTGAGCTGTCTGACGTGAGCACGGAGAGTTTGACCAAGGCTTTGAAGTTCTTGTCGACCGCCATGTTTGACGCCAAAGTCAAAGGCGGTGAAGGCAGCGCAGCGTTGCGTGCATTTGGCATCTCTGCCTTGGATGCGCACAACCAGATTCGCCCGACCGAAGAAGTGTTGCTCGATCTGGCAGACAAGTTCTCGGCCATGCCCGACAGTGCCGAGAAAGCTGCATTAGCTGTGAAGCTTTTTGGTAAGAACGGTCTGGACATGATCCCAATGCTCAATCAAGGGCGTGAGGGCATCACGGCCATGATGGAAGAAGCCAAGCGTTTAGGTTTGGTGATGTCGGCGGATAAACTCCAACAGTCCAGCCCGGATGGATGAGTAGTTCACTTGGGTCAAGTCACCCGTGAGCATCTCAAACGTGATGCCCATGGCGGCTGCCACCGCTCTGAACTGCTGACGCATGAACTCGGCATAGCTCGAACCCACATCCGCCGGTGCAGAAAACTTGATGTCCTCACCAGGCTCCAAGATCTGCAATGTTCCGGGCTCCATGCCTGCCAAGGCCACACCGCTCTCATCGGCATCACCCTCGCCCATGAGGTTGTCCTCAGGGGCCATGCGGGTGATGAAACCCGCAAACATGGCAGCCGTCTTCTTGCGCACCAGCTCAGCGTCGTCGTACTGGTCCAGCTCATTGAGCTTGACCAATGCTCTAGCAAGCCAAGGCTCACCCCGAATCTGCCCCGGTCGAAGTGGTCGGTACAGATGCACGATTTCTGTCGCGTCCACACGGACCAAATCAAGACTTCCGGCACCAGATGCACCTGACATAGGCGCCAGCATCCCGTCGTTGGGATGCGCGCGGTACAGGTGATACGCCACCCGTCGACCCAAGAGGTCAAACTCAATGCCCGCTCGAATCACATTGCCGTTGGGCAAGTCTTGATTCAGGCTGATGGGCAAATGCTCTGCTTCGAGCACTTGGAGCTGAAACGCCACAGACAGGTTGTCTTCCGCTCTTCGGTAGCGCATGCGCACAAACGCCTCACCACCTTCGAGCATGGCGCGTGTGGCCAAACCTTGAAGGCCGTAGAAGTCGGTGAGCCCCGCCGCATCGGCATCCTCACACCAACTCCACCACAGGGCATGCACTGCCTCGCGCTGGGGTTGGTCTTGAATCATGCTTTGCGGCTTGATGCCCGTACCAATTGCGTTGGCGACAAAGGCATCTATGCCTGCAGCGGCCCAAGCGTTGCGACGCACAAGATCACGACTCTTGGTGCGCAGCTGGTCTTGGGTGAGCGCCAGCGCTGAAACAGCACCCGGATTGCCCGGATTCCATTTCAGCGCGCGCCGCCCCATCCCTGTTCCGTCATAAACGGGCGTGTTGCCAAACATCCGGCGTTTGATGGTGTTGATCCAGCCCATCACAACCCCTTAGACGTTGTGATGCAAATCTGGCGGGACTTGCGCTTACCTGCTGCACGTGCAATCTGTGACTCCACTTCGGCAATGGCAGCCTTGAGGTCAGTCACGCTTCGGTACTCGACACTCTTGCCGTCGTACGTCACGCGATGCTCGCCGCTGGCCAAGGCCTCTCGCAAAGCCTGAAGGTGTTGTTCGGTATAGCTCGTCATCACTTCATCCAGTTACTGCGAATGACCCTCCTGCCGCGCTGGGGGACTTTGTTCATAAAAAAACCACCGACAGGGGTGGCTGGGAGAGTTGTAGGACTTGAGGCACTGGGCAATGGCGACGGGTTTCGCCATGGCACATCCTCCACAGGCTCGTCCACCTCTTCATCCTGATCGGCATGGACCTCGACCTTGGGCTCTGCTTCCGCAAAGTCCACGTCATCGTTGGGTGGCCGTACACCCTGAATCCCTTGCAAGAACTCAGGCGTCTCAAAACCTGGGCGCACGGGGAACAGCCCATCCATGCGCAACTCCGGTGGCTCAGCACTCAGGGGAATGCCCAGTTGGCGCTCAAGCTCCAACCAGTGGCGTTCCTCAAAACGGTCTAAGCCCGCCAGACTGGCAGCGGCACGCGCGTACACGTAACAGTCCAAGGCTTCGTTGCGCTCGCGCACTTTTTGCCACTCGCGAAACGAGAAGCCATTGCGGTCACGCCGTGTGACCAGTTGTTCGGAACACAGTTGCTGGACGTACTCGGCGTCGACTTGCGGAAGATGAACATACCCGTTCGGGAACACGATCTCGCCGTCTTCGGTGACCTCAATCGTTTTGCGCAGGTTGTTGAAGAACTCCAGCTTGGCAATGCCACCCACCACCGCGTAGACGCGCAGGCCTCGGCGCAAACGCCTGCCATTGGTGGTCATGTCCACGGCAGTGGGCAAACCGACCAAAGCAGCACCGCGTGCGACACCTTTCATCGGCAACAAGCGCGGGTCATGCTGACGACGCACAAAGGCATAAGCCTCTTGGGTTGCGTAGCCGGTATCAAGTCCCATGCGCACCAAACGCATCGGTACACCGCTGATGTGCGTCCAGCTCTCTTGGAGCATGAGCCCCAAACGCAGCCAAACATCATCTCGGGCGGTATCGCCTTCGAGCACCCGGTGCTCAATAAGCCAAGAGCGCTTCTCTCGTCCAAAGCCCCAGATGGAGACTTCGATACGGTCTTTTTGAATGTCGATACCGCCTGCAAGCAGCAGCGCGCCATAGGGCACAGTGCCCATGCGGTAGGACTCACGACGTTCAAGCAAACGCTCCCACTCAGGCGTTTCGCCTTGCTCGACCCAAGTCTCACCCAGCTCGGTGTTCTTGAAAGCCTTCAATGCGGTTGCTGACCCTTGCGCCAGCTCCCAAGCCTGCGCAATCTCTACCCAACTGCGCCAGCCCACCGGGCTGTAAAGACTAGACAGATGAAAACCAGCCGTGCGACCGTTACCAGGAATGGTTGCCACCCAGCGCCCGAGCTCCAACATCTGGGTCTTGGCGTGTTCATAGATGGGCTCCTTACATCCTGTGCAGAGGTAACGCACCGAGTCAGGTTGCCCCTTCTCCCAAATCAAACGCTCAAACTGCAAGCGTTGCTCATGCCCACAATGAGGGCACGGCACCATGAAGTGGCGCTGGTCTGATTGCTCAAACTCCCGCTCGATGCGCGAAGCACCAGAGATGGTCGGGGTCGACACAATCAAAATCTTGCGCCGGGCAAACGTACGGGTGCGCGCCTCGGCCAGCGAGATGGCGTCACCCTCACCTTCTACGTCACCGGGGTAACCGTCCACCTCATCCAAGAAGAGGTAACGCACAGGCATGGAGCGCAGACCTACCGCACTGTTGGCCCCTGTGAGGACCAACACCCCGCCTCGAAACTCCTTGGCAAGGATGGTGTTGCCTGAGTCACGTGCGCGCGCAGGTGCAATGAGGGCCGAGAGTGTTTCGCTCTCTTCAATCAACGGATCAATCCGCTGCTTGGAGTTTCGTTTGGCCATCTCCACAGTGGGGGCCACGGCCATCATTGGACCTGGTGCCATGTGAATCACATAGCCAATCCAGTTGTTACCGCACTCGGTACCGCCCACCTGAGCACCCTTCATAAAGACCACACGCTCCACGGGTGAGGTGGGCGAGAGGCAATCCATGATCTCTTTGAGGTAAGGCGTGCGACTCGTGCGCCAGCGGCCAGGCTCAGAGGCTGACTTACCCGACAAAAAGCGGTATTGGTCAGCCCATTCAGAAACGCTCAGTAATGGGTCGGGGGTGAGTCCCTCGCGCCACGCCTCAGCGATGGCATCAATTCCGTCGTAGTGTTCAAACACATTGGTGTTCCTCAATCGATTCGCACCGCCATGTCACCTAAGTCGAGCAAATGCTCACGCACCGCCTTCTCCAAGACTTGGTGCATTTGGTGAGCATCGACGTTCAAGTCAGACGCCAGCTGTGCAGAGACACGAGCGGGCCAGTTCAGCCACGCATCGCGCTGTGTGCGCGCTAATTTGTAGACATGGGCCACCGCTTGGGATCGGTCCACTAAGTCGCCCTTGAGGCGCGCTAAGCGCACCTTGTTGGTTTGCGCTTTGAGCACCTCGTTGGCTGTGCGGGCTTGCAGCAAGGTGGTACCACCCGATGCAGGCGATTGCGCCCCAGATGAATCCCCTAACGCCTCACGAACGCTGGCAATCGCCTCGTTGGGTACTGGGCGTTGTTCGCCGCGCTGTTGAGAAGCATCGGTGTTGCGCCGCCACTCATCGTTAGCCCGGTCCACATCAATGGAGCCATCGGCATTGGCCGTGATGCGCCCTGAGTTGATGGCTTTACGCACAGCGCCTTCGGAAATTCCACGGTAGCGGGCATACTGCCCGTGCTGCGGAAGAGTTCAACGACAACCTCAAGCGACTGCACGCAGTCAACGAAGGTGTGCAGCGTCAAATTGGCTCAGCATTCATTCCAATCTTGGCTGACCTGACTGAGCATCTCTTCATCGCAAAGACAGAGACGGGCGGCTTTAGCAGTGAGCTCATTGCTATCAGCAACAACCGCCAGCAAGTCCTCAACTACCTTGAAGACGTTGCCAAGGGGCTTGGCTTCATCGCCGAGTCTGCGGTATTGGCCAAGCGGGTGATCTCTCAACCATTCGACAGTTTGTCGGTGGTGAGCAAGGACGTGGATCCTGCACACCTTGGAGCTGCGTCATCCTGACTTTAAAAATGAGTCGGGCGTGACAACAGCTATCCGGGTGGTGCGAGACCAACAAGACCTCTTTGCTCGCCTCGAAGCCTCAGCACCGTTGAACTCAAGTGAAACGGTGAGGTTCGTGGCCATGGGGTTCGATTTGGATTTGCCTCCAGTGGACATCGCACCTGTTCCTGAGGTCGTGCTGACCTTGGACAACGTTTCACGCGAAATCGTCAAACACCTTGATGCTGCGTCGGAGTCAGAAGCTTCCATCGAAGTGACCTATCGCCCGTACTTGTCAAACGATGTCGAGGGGCCGCAGATGGATCCTCCCATCACGCTGGTACTAATCGAGGTGGAGGCGGATGTGATGCGAGTGACCGCAAGGGCGCGAATGGTCGATATCGGGAACAAAGCGTTTCCGGGTCGGCTGTACACCTCCACAGAGTTTCCGGGACTTGCCCGGTGATGGGTAAGTCATGAAACCAACAGACGGCTACTGGGCGCACCGATACATAGGTCGCCCATGGATAGCAGGCGCACGAGGCCCCGAGTCATTTGACTGCTGGGGCCTTTTTTTATGGGTGCAGAGAAATCACTTCGGACGTGAGCTTCCGCTCATCCCTGTGGATGCGCTGGATTTGCGAGTGGTGCTCAGGACATTCAACGAGCACCCTGAGCGCAAACGCTGGCAGCGCGTGCCAACGCCAAAGCATGGGGATGCCGTTCTGATGCGTCAGTCCAGATATCCGGTGCATGTCGGTGTTTGGTTAGACATCGATGGCGGGGGCGTATTGCATTGCGCACAAGGTGTGGGTGTGGTGTTTCAGGACTTGTGGGCGCTTGACCGTCATGGTTGGCGTGTCGAGGGGTTTTATGCATTTCGAGGTGAGCCATGCCAAGCAGCAATGACGGTGTCGTAGTTTGGCTTCGAAATCCATTCGATCCCCATGAGCGTGATGTCCATCACGTTCAGGGCAATACAACCATCAGCCAATGGATGAACCAAGAGCTGATCGTTTTTGAGCAACCAACGCTGGTGCTCAAGAACGGTAAGCCTGTGCTGATGGCTGAACGCTGCGTGACCCTCATTGAGGTTGGAGATGTCATCGCACTGGTGTCGCTGCCGCAAGGTGGTGGAGGCGGGGGCAAGAACCCACTGCAGACGGTTTTGATGATTGCCGTATTGGTTGTGGCCAACGCCTATGGTGCGGAACTAGCCGCTTCGTTCGGATATTCGGGGGCAGTCGCAACCTCGGTGGCATCAACCGCAATTGCTGTGACGGGTTCCATCATCGTGAATGCCTTGGTGCCGTTACCCAATCAGAGCCTGCCCAATGCCACAGCCAGCTCATCTTCACCAAGTCCAACTTACTCACTGCAGGCGCGTGGCAACTATGGGCGACTGTCCCAGCCGATTCCTGTTGTGTATGGGCAGCATCTGATTTATCCAGATTTGGCAGCGATGCCCTATACGGAGTACGTCGACAACGAGGAGTACCTGCACCAGCTCCATGTGATCGGTATTGGGCATTTTCAGTTTGAAGATCTCTCGATTGATGACAGTCCGATTGCCTCATTTGAAGAAGTGCAGGCGCAAGTCATAGAGCCAGGCGGTCAAAACACCTTGTTTAACAACGATGTGGTGACAGCGGCTGAGGTGACGGGGCAGGAGTTGATTGCCGTCGCAGACACGGGCGGCAGCATCATCGGACCATTTGCGCTGAATCCTGTGGGGACTCAAATCAATCAAATAGGGATTGATGTGGTCATGATGCGTGGTCTTTACTACGCAACAGACAGTGGGACGCTAGACAGTCGTGCGGTCCAGTGGCGTGTTGAGGCGAGAACCATCAACGACGATGGAGATGCCACTTCGGGATGGATCCATCTTGCGGATGAGTCCTATTCGGCAGCCACCAATACGGCACAACGCAGAACCTACAAGTACGTGGTAGGGGCAGGTCGCTATGAGGTGCGCGTTCAAAGGCTAGATACCAAAGACACCAGCAACCGTGCGGGGCATGAGCTTCGCTGGGGGCAAGCAAAGGGCTATCTGGTAAATCCATCATTGCCATCGGACTTGACCTTGCTGGCATTGCGCATGCGGGCAACAGATAACTTGTCACAGCGGTCATCTCGTTTGGTGAACTGCTTGGTCACACGAAAGCTCCCTGTTTGGTCTAAGACCACAGGGTGGAGTGCGCCTCAAGCTACTCGCTCGATTGCTTGGGCATTTGCGGATGCCGTGCGCTCGAGCTACGGGGCAGGGTTGCCTGATGCAAAGATTGACTTGAATGCACTCGCTCGACTGGATGGTGTGTGGTCTTCGCGAGGGGATTCGTTCAATGGCGTGTTCGACCAGAACCTAACAGTTTGGGACGCCATGGGGCAGATTGCCAGAGCTGGACGTGCGGTGCCATTCCTGCAAGGTGGCATCGTGCGCATTGTTCGAGATGAGCCAAAGACCATCCCTGTGGCCTTGTTCTCCACCCGAAACATCGTGCGCAGCAGTTTGAAGATTCAGTACGTGATGCCGGGGGATGCGACAGCGGATGCGGTTACGGTTGAATACTTTAATCCCAAGAGCTGGAAGCCTGATGAGGTCACGGTGGCCCTCGCGGGGTCGGCCCTGTCTAAACCTGCTCGCTTGAAGCTCTTTGGTTGCACCGACAAGTTCCAAGCTATGCGCGAGGGCAAGTACATCGCAGCGGCCAATCGGTACCGCAGGCGAATCATCACTTTTAGGACAGAGCTTGAAGGGCTCATCCCGACCTATGGGGACTTGGTAGCCATCAGCCATGACATGCCTAGCTGGGGCGTCAGTGGTGAGGCCTTGTCTTGGGATGGTGCATCAAAAGTCTTGGTTTGTTCTGAACGCTTGCCTTGGCAGACAGGGGCGAATCACTACATCGCTTTGAGACGCTTAGATGGTTCTGTGACTGACCCAATAGGTGTGACGCTCGGAGCGACAGAGCGACATGCAGTGCTGCAGCAAGCTCCGAGCATTGCACTCCAAACCGGTGGAGGTGAGGAGCGAACGCACTTTGCATTTGGGGTGGGGCAGACCTGGGCCCAGATGGCGCGCGTCATGAGTGTGAAGCCTCGAGCTGATTTGGTGGAGGTGACCTGCGTTGCAGAAAGTGTCGCAGTTCACGCCGCTGATCAAACATAAAACGAACGAGTTGTTCACAACCCGCCTTGAAGTGATTCAGGCGGGTATTTTTTTGGGAGTTATCAAATGCCAGAACCTACGAGCAGCGGAGTGGCAGGCGCCGCCGCTGCATACAAAGCCTTTGGTGGAACGGCTGCTGCCGCAGCCAGTGGTGCAACGCTTGCTGCTGTCGTGGTCATGCTTATGACACCACCCCGCGATAAGCGTGAGTGGACAGTGGGGTTGATCAGTACGGTGGTTTCGAGCATCGGCGGTGGTGCAACCACTATCGAGTATTTCCAGCTTCACCACTGGGCGTTCTCAACGGTGGGCCTGTGCGCCATGGGCGGTTTGATCTTTGCTTGCGGCTTGCCCGGCTGGGCATTGGTGC